GTCCATTTACGGTTTTCTCTGGCATAGTTTTGGAGCTGAATTGCGCTGGTGTTTGCATACATACGGAATGCAGCATCTGTTCTTTCTCCTGCAGAAGCTAGACCAGAAAGCAATCCTTGTGCATCAAGGCTGAAACCGTTTGCCATCGTCAAGCACCTCCTCCAAGGATATGTCGCAAGCAAAATCCCCTTCTGCAATGTTCTTGACTTCAGAAACAAAGTACAGGTTGTCATTCACATGTACAATATCCTTAATATGAACCTGATCAGCATCTTCAGACATAACAAGAATCATTGGTGCAGGTCTAGTTCTGGAGGTTGTTCCTTCGGTAGAACTACGAGATACATGAGAAGTAGTCTCATGAAATACTCCCATCAGTACAAAGGACTCAGTATCACCGCTGGGCTCATTGAATTCATTCAGAACAGGACGCTGGAATTCAATGGGCTTTCCAGCGGTTTTGATGAGTCTTCTGACCTGATTTATGTGTGCATTTCTCTGGTGAGCATTATACTTGTAGCTCATCACAGACCACCTCTCAGAACTCCAGAATTGTTCGGTCGATATCTTGCAGCCAGTCTACGAAAGTATTTGGAACTGTCTGCAATACTCATACCTGATACAGACAAGGTAGTGTTTTCTGCTTTCACAAGCAGACACTGATATGCAGTCTTGTTATAGTCGCCATTGTTTTCTTTCAGGTACAATTCCAGCTCTTCTTCTGTAAAGAACGGTACATCATCCTCACGCAGAATCGTACGCAGCTCTTCAATGGTTTGCATAATCAGTCACCTCAATTCTGGAGATGATACCGAATCAGCTGTCGCAGCTCCTTCTTAGACCGAATACGATCATGGTTCAACCCGAGCTGATCGGCATATCTGACCAGCATCTCGAAGCTCATCTCACTGAGGGGGATTTCACTGAAATCCTCTTCAGGCTCTTCCTCCGGTTCTTCGAGGTCATCCTCGTACGACTCCTCGTCCGATTCTCGCTGAGAGTTTTCCTCCTCTTCGTGCGAATCAGAGTCGGGGTGGTAGTTACCCACCCCATCCTCTTCGGGCGTCTCCGTCGCATCGAGCACTCTAAAACCACGATCTTTGAAATATGACTTAAAAGCTCCGCTCGTGACTTCAAGAGTCATCGCACCATTCGTGATGCGCAGCATAGAGAATCCCCCTTTCTCAAGGAATAACGACGTCAGCGATAACGATGTTGTTGGCCTGTTCAAAGGAAGGCAGGCAGATCATGGTGACCTTGGTCTCCACATTGACAGGATCCGCCTTTTCGATGGTGGTCACAGCCACGCCCATATCAGTGATGGAGACGTTGGCAACCTTGCCACCCATCAGATCACTTTCCTCAGGAGTGGTACCGAACCAAGTCTTGCCGAGATCGCCTGCAGGGAACAGAACGACCATGTCATCGGGAACGAACTGGGTAGTGACACCGCTGTCGTTGACGTACCGCTTGCCATACAGAACCAGCTCAAGACCCAGCTCATCGCTCAGATACTGAGTCAGTCGCTGATCAGAGACCGCAGACACCTGACCGTTGGACAGAACGAACAGATTCTTGATGATCTTCTGGTTGTTGCGGAGGTAGCCCCAAGTCTTGCGAGTGAGGGCACCACGCACAGGACGAACACCAGTATCGTTCTCGACCAGATCCATCCATTTGCGCATATCCTCGATGGGATCAGAATTGACCGTATCTGCCCAAGAGGCATTGGTGGTCACCTTGTGAGTCGCAGGAACACCATAGTCATAGTCATATGCCTGACCGTTGGCCGCAACAGAGATAGCGCCAGTGGTAAGAGCCATCATGCGCATCTCTTCACGGCGAGCACGAGCACCTTCCAGCAGGTGCATCTCATCGTCGAACACACGGCGCATAACGGCATCAATGTACGCCTGATTGCTGGTCTCCAGAACCATGTTGAGCTCCTGACGGAGTTCCTCGTCGATGTACATGGACTCCTTGAAGAACGGCATCTGAGTGTGGAGCTTGTCAAAGCCAATGCGAGGACGCGGAACAGCACCCACGTCAAAGGCAGAGGGCTTCAGCACCACAGGAAGACCGTTGGCACCCTTGATCCAGTCGAGATTCAGACCCAGCTTCTTATCAGCAGGGAACAGTTCCTCGCCGAGATAAGGGGGCTGATCCTGAATGTGCTCCTCCCAGTAGGAAGTGAGCTCCGGAGCCTTCACGAGATCGAAAATACTCATATTATTTGTTTCTCCTTTCTAGTTGTGATGATTGATCAGTTGTCCTTCAGGAACCAGACCTTGCCAGCCAGCGAAGTCTTGACGGCACTCGTGATCAGAGCCGCAGTCGCCGCAGACAGGCGATCCAGGTTCACAAAACCCCAGATCAGCAGGGAAGCATTTGCGTTGACATCCGTGATATCAACGTCATGGAGCAGGATACCAACAGCCGGAGCATTTTCACCGACATTGGTAAACGCCGTGGCTCGATTCTCCAGATTGCCGGACAGGGGAGTACCAGCCTTGAGAATCTTGCGGCCATTTTCGGTCACAAAGCCCGTGGCGGACTTATTGACCTTGATACTGACAGCCATCTGATTCTGAACATTGAACAGAATCTGGACAGGTGCAGTACCGACGGTCTTGGTAATACCAGTCTGATTAAGCATGTTTGATTTTCCTCCTTGTTAGTTGTTTTTGAAATAGCTGCTTTTCTGTGTGGACTTGTTGGACTTAGCCAACCGCTTGCCGAGACCATCGCCAGAGTTGCCTCCTTTGTTTCTCGGCGGATTGTTGGGGTTTCCAGTGCCAGAAGATCCTGCAGACTCCCCAAACAGAGTAGGATACTTTTCCTTGAGCTCCTTCAGCACCTTGTCAGAAGGATTGCCATCACCCATCTTGCTGAGTGCGAGAGTAATGATGTCATCCAGAGCTTCAGGCTTGGCTCCAACTGCTAGAGCCGCAACTTTCAGCTCAAGTTTGGCATTCTTGCTCTCAGCTTCGGCCAGCTTATCTTCTGCTGCTTTCTTTGCTTCCTTGTCAAGCTGCTGCTGGGTTTTACCCGAGTCAAGAGTCTTCTTGATCTCAGAAAGAGTATCAGTGAAGTCCTTCTCGCTTTTGGGATCAAATCCAAGCTCTTTCAGGATAGCCTGTCTTGCAGTGCGCTTTTCTCTGGCCATCATGGAGTTGAGCTGCTCCTGAGTGTACGATTTGGAACCTTCAGGATTCTGGGACTGATTTCCGTTGTCTCCATTGCCTGCAGGGGGATCCGCAGGAGTGGGATCATTCTTCCCACCGTTGTCTCCTTCTGCAAAGAACTGAAGACCGATGTGTTTGATGGAATCGTGCATGAGTTTGGACATTGTAAACCTCCTTTTTATCCGTGTGTATGCTCACGGTAGCAGTAGTCCAGTTGTACCGTTGATCCATCCTCCAACTGGTAATAGGATTCTTTATACTTCTCCGCCAGTTTACGACGGTAAAAGCCCAACTTCTTTGAGACCTTTGCTTGCTTCTGCTGCAGCTTTTGAGGAACAGGTCTTCCCTTGGTGATATACTTGTTACACCGCTGATATACCTGTCTGGATTCTTCCAGCAAAGGCAGAGTAGTCTCATCGTCTACAATAACAGGATATTGCTTTCCACATCTGGGACAAGTCAGGAATGTTGCTGTAACCGGATGAGGTGGAAAACCTTCTTTCAAGAGGTCAATGTTGTACTCTTTCAGTACACTGGCAGTCAGAGTAAACTCGTGTCTGCACAAGTCACAGTATATTGTGTGGTTCATTGTTTTCTCCTTTACAAGTTTGTTAGTCATACAGGGATTCTGCGTACAGGTCAAGTTCTGGATCATCTTCACCCAAAGCCCAGTCAGCAATACGGTCTGCAATCTTTTCCATTGAGTCTTCAATCACTGCGGTAAAGGTACACAGGCCATTCGGATGATCAAGGGGAAGATCATCTTTGTCAAACAGCTGTCCATCTCGTTCTTCACAAATAGGACACGTTCTTGATCCTCCGCTTGCTTCCCAACGATAAGCCACTACAAAAGGATTATCGTGTGTAGTTCTAACAAAAGCCTGTTGATATGCATGAGAGACCATTGTTCTGGCCAATCTTTGAGCATTGTAATCAACCTTGCGAGCTGTTCCTGGATAAACCTTTGACCAGTCCCATTCTTTTCTTGCACTAGGATTGACATATCTCTCAAGATCCTTGGCAATATCATATGTGCTCTTGTTTGCAGCGATACCTTTGGCAACTACTGTATTCACATCCCGTTGAGTATGTACTGACTGCTTCCAGAGTTGTCTGGACAGAGTCCAGTTACCTTCATAGAGCTTTCCTGTTGCTACAGCACGAACTGTATCTGCAGGTACATGTGAAAAAGCACCTTCAATCGGCATCCCCACAGACCGTAAAAATTTGAGATTGTCATCAACAACGGCATGAGCTGCTTGCCACATGTTTCCCTCAACAGTTTGCTGCACCTTGCCTCGCATTGAATCCAGCTCAGCGTTGATTTGTCGAGCAAGATCCTTCAAGTATTGCTTCCGCAAGGAATCAGACGGAACACGAGGAGCTTTTTGGGCTTCTTTGGCAATTTCCTTTGCTAAATCACGGTACAGCTTGATGATCTGTTTTTGCTGTTCTTCAGTTAGGGTTTTTCTGACCAGTTCGGCGTTGGTAAAGTCGAGCTTCAGGGGCATCAGGACTCACCCTCTTCCTCCGTTTCTTCTTCTTCCAACGGAGAATTGCCCTCCTCGCCCGAATTCTGGTTGGGCTGAGTAACTCCAGAGGGTGGCATGGTAAATGCGTCCTCGAGCAATTCTCGCTCTAGAGCGATCTGTCTCAGCTCCTCGTCAGCCTCATCATCGGT